CATCATCGCTCGATGACACCTCCAGGTAGATGCCCGTATTGACGTTTATCGCATTCGGCACATACTGCGTCGACGCATTCGCAGTGTGGGATTTTGCCAGTGTTCCTGACCCTGAACCTGTGGCTGTCGCTGTCGACTCCAGCTTCCACTCGATGGCTGCCGTCTCGAAAATCAGCCCGTTATTTGGCATCTTGACACCCGCATGGTTTACGCTCTGTGGTCTGCTCTGGCGCAACTCGATCAGCCGCAGCTCGCCATGAATTTGTGAACTGAATCAGCGCCATGACGAAATCCTCTGACCGACATTCGCAGCCCTGAATGACCAGCGGAATGCTCGTCTGGTCGCCCTCTCCACCGATGTTCACGACGATGTCTCTCATAGAATGTTCCGCGACGCAATCTGCAGCCGCGTCATACTGCCATCCATGAACCCTCGACGCGCCAGTGCCGTTCGCAGACCGTTCACCGTGCCAAACGCGACGATGTTGTCGAAATTCGCTGCGTTGCTGTAGCCGACAATATTCGACAAAACGTAGGTACACGGCCTCCACATGAAGTCGTCGCTGCTCGATGCGTCAGGATCCTTTTCGACTCCACCTTGAATCGATGTGACTAGGAAATCGATGCCGTTAAGTGTGACTTTATCAGACACCCAGACTGGGAATCCTGTGACGTCAGAAATCACTGGCAGCTCGACCTCGATCTCGTTTATCTGTCTGGCAGGACTGCACCTGTCATACAGCAGCCCAGCAGCCGAATCGACCAGGTCCTGCGATGCCAGACCCTTGTTGATTAAACCCAGCCTCGATGTGCCGCCGATCCAGTTGGTCGGTCTGGCGGATGGTGCAACTGTTGGATCGATGCTCGCTGTGTCACGCTTGACTGCTTGGACCGTCTGCTGCAGCCGTGGATCAAATCCAGTCACAATGATTTCATTCGCCTCTGGGTTTATATAATGGTAGCGCTGCTGCCTGTAGACGTAGCGCCATGCCTCGGATGATGACTTGCCTGCTGCGATGGCATTCGCGATGGTGTCATAAAACGTAAACTTGCTCGCCGCGGCATTCATGGTCGCTGGCGATTTCGTCGTGAATTTCGGTGTGGTCGCATGTGGGTACTCGCCATACCACCAGCCGCCCAGATAATCCTGCATCATCCTGGACAGGAATGACCATGCGTTTTCCCCGATATCCGCAATCTCGCTGAAATCTCCACACTGCGCTGGTGCGATGTCGCCTGCTCTTACTGCGGCTGTTTCGAGCGCCAGGTCCGCGCTGCTGCCGCCGACCAGCTCGACTAGCCGTTTAATGACGCAGTCGCTGCTCGCGTGGCTTATCAGCATGCCATCGAAAACCATGCGCTCGCGAAACATGTACGTTTTCAGCAGCTGCGTAATGTGCGAATTTGATGTCAGTGTCGCTCGACCTAGTGATGGTGTCGTGCCCTCAATCCATTCAATCGGTTCGGTAATCCCATTGTGGAAAACAGTTGTCCCCAGTGTCGTTTTTGTCGGCTTGTTCGCGTGCGATTCCAGACCATAAAGACCAATGCCCAGCGGATCAAATAGGTCCCAACGTAATGTCGCGCCGCCTGTCTCTGGCACGCTGAAACTCATGCCTTGCCAGTAGGTAGACAGGTTCGCCGACTCACTACCGTCAGTGTTCGCAGACAGTGCCTTGTATCCGCCAGAAATGCCGTAGACGACTGGTGTCGATAGACCGTTTCCTGTCATGGCTGCTCTGACTCTGATTTGAGTTTTGACACCGTCTGGCACAAATGTCGTCGTGCCGTCTGTCTCGGTTATGCTCGCGACGACTGCATCGCTGTTCCCTGTGCGATAGCTCTGGTCGCCGTATATCATCGCTGTCCCTGATCCCCAGCTCGCATTCGTGTAAGTTTCCAGCACAGCTGCGACTGCTGGCGCTTCCGCCAAATCATATAGCTGGCTGCTGGCATAGCCTGACGTCGCGAATTTCAGCGGCGCAGCTTGAAATTTCACCGTCCCGTTCATTTTTATCCAAAACTGCGTAGCTGGTGTAATCGTCGGATTTGTGTCTGAATCCAGAATGTCTGGGAAAATCGCGCGCACACCGTTTCCTGCAGTCGACAGGACCAGCAGCTCGCGACGTCGACATGGAATTAGCACCAGCTCAATCAGCGTGTTCTGAATCGTCGCGCCGCCTTTCGCACCAGACACCTGACCCTCGACCACCTTGACACCGTTCCGCCAGACCTCGACCAGACCATCGGAATAGAGTCTGCATGCTGTATTGCTGCTGACACTGCCTCCAGCATCCCAGCCAAACTCAGCCAGCGTATATCGACTCCCCTCTGAGTAGCCGAAAAACGCGACATAGAATCCCGTGTTTTTCGCGTAGGTCGCAGTCGTAATGACCGATGTTCCCTTCGCCGATGTCGGACCCTCCAGAAACTTGCTGCCACCGACACCAGTGATGTCTGTCACTGACCAGGTCGCGCCTAGACCAAAATCAGCCAGACCTAGCTTGTCATACGGCGCAGTATTGCTGGTATACCATGCTGGGTAGAACGGCCGTGGTCGCAGCATTAAAGTGTTTGTCAGCGGATCGATGAACGTGTCTGCGAAAAATTGACCTGTGTTAAAATCGTCCCCAGCAGCGCTGAACCCGATTCTATCCTGCGACTGTCGCCACTGCTCGACATCTACATCAAAATAAAACTGTGGTCGTGGCATTAAACCTCCCGCCTGCTCACGTTATAGCCGATGTTCCGTGCTGATGTCTGATTCACGTTTCGCTCGATGGCATAGCCTAGCTCGACCAGCAGACCCTTGATTTCCTTTGTCCCGCTGCTACGTCTGGTTTGCAGGTCCGTCATTTCCTGCCGACTCAAACCTCTCGATGCCAGACCACCGCCGCCCAGGACTCTGTCGTTGATGTTCGCCAGCTTCTCTGTGTTGCTCGCAGTTGTTGCGCTGCTGTCGGAAATGTTTTTCAGCAGGTCCTTGACCGACTCGCCAGGACTCACCGTTGGTTCGGCTGCTGGTTTATCCCCAGCTTTTGCCAGACCTTCCCCAGCTGCTGCCTCCGCCATTCGTTTTCTGCGCTGCTCCAAATCAAATCGTTTTACACCGATGAATCGCTCTGCTTCGCCGCCGCCGTATGCCTCGCTAAGATTTGCCGTCAGACCAGTCGCGTTTGCCAAATTGCCTAGATGCGCTCGATACAATTTTATGCCAGGAAACATTTCAGCCAGTGCGATGACCTGGTCCTTGAAAATCATGAAACCTTCCGCCAAATTTTTGAGAAACACACCCAGTGCGACGAATGTGCCAGACAGATTCAGCAGCGACTCCTCGGCATCCATGCTGACACCGCCGATGCTTTGAATCGACCCTATGAACGATTTGATTGCATCACCGAAAACGTTCACCTTCGTCAGATTTTCCATCGCACCAGACAGTGTCTCGAAAACTGTGACAACAGGACCGACCAGCGCCAGACCGATTTGGCGCATGACCCGATTGAACGCATCGCCCAGGCTCGCCAGTTTCGCCATCGGACCCGATGCCATTTCCTCGGACAGCTTGCCGAATTTCTCATTGACCACCAGCTCGACCGCAGTCAGCGCCTGCTCGACCGTGCCTTTGAAACTACCGCCCTTGTCGAATTCCAGACCCTTTTGTGTCAGCAGCTCCCGACTGACACCGCCTCTGGCCAGCGACTCAAATGCCTCACCGAATCGACCCGATTTCAGGTAGCCTAGCGCAGCCACAAATGAATTCAGCGACTCCGCGTTTCCACCGAAAACCGTGCCTAGCTTTTCCGCAATCGGCAGGAATCGTTCAGTGTTCAGACCAAATGCCTCCAGCAGCTTTGCCGACTCGCCTAGTGTCGCAGTGTCGAAAACAGATGGAATCGCCAGCTTATCAATGAACCCTAGAATCTGTGCAGTTCGCTCGCCGCTGCCAGTGATAGCTGTGAGAGATCGCTGCAGTGTGTCAAATTCAATCGCCGTCTGCACAGCAGCTTTTCCGCCTAGCGCCAGCGGAATCGCCACAGCACCGATGGTCGCAGCCACAGCTCCGAATGCACCAGTAATCGCGCCGAATCCCTCGCCGATGTTCTTGAGTGCGCCGCCCTTTCGCTTGGTTGAATCAGTCGCATTATCGACAGCCTTCGCGACTTTCTGCGACTCTTTGACGACAGCATCCGCGCCTTTCTTATAGCCCTTGTCGTCCAGAATGAACTGAGCAACTACCTGTTCGACGACGACTGCACCCATGTTATCCTACTATTATGACTTGCCGTGGCGCTGGTGGATGAACCTCATTCAGCGCGAGAATCTGCAGTACGCGAAACTGTTCATGCGCCTCCAGGTCGTCATACCATCGATGGTAGACGTCCACTGCTATTCGACATTTGGCTGCGTAATCTCCGCTTCGCTGCAGCTTTTTTTTTCCTCGACAAAAACCGCGTAGTCACCCGTGCGATTTGCTGCTGCCTGGTCCAGCGCCGCGACCGTGCCAGCGAAAACTGGTGCAGCCTTTTTGGCGATAGTCAGCCATGCCAGCTCGTTTTGCATCTCCTCGTCTAGCGATAACAGCGCGAGCATTTTCGCCTGCGCCAGAATTCCTGCATTGTCGGTGGCGACGTCTTTCCATGCTGGCAGCATAGCGCCGTCTGCGATCTGTTTTGACATTTGCTTGGCAAATCTGAGTGCCTCCGCCTCGACTCGCAGCCTCTCCTCCATGTCGCATAAAACCTTGAATTTCAGTTTCACTCCATCGATGATGGTGATTTCGACGACATCAGACACTGGCGCCGACTGGTCCAGGATCTTGTTCAGTAGGTCGCCGACCATTATTCAGTCACGTCCTCAGCAGGTTTGTCTGCTGGTTTCTCGGCAGGTTTTTCGGCTGCTGCCTCGCCGCATTGATGGTCGCGAAATCCGCCGTCGATTTTGGTGTCCTTTTCTTTTGCCATGTTAGTTTCCTATCCCTTAAAATCTTAACTCTTAACCAGCTGCCCTAGACCCTTGAATGTGTACGACTCTGTCACAATGCCTGTCTCTGGCAGTGTAAATGTCGCCGACTCGATGATGCTGCTGCCAGTGTAAGTTCCTAGTGTCGTGATGGTCGCGACGATGGCGCATGTGGTCGCACCTGTCATGATGCTGGTGAACAATGTCGAACCTGTCACAGTTGTTGGAGTGCCTCGCTGCTCGAATTCCACATTCACCAAAATGAGGGCGTCGCGCTCGATTCGATACTCTGCAGATGTCAGTGTGACTGGCAGGACCAGCACGACACCGCCGACCGAAATCGAGAGTGTAGTGTTGACGCTCGACAGTGTCGCGTTGTTGACCGTTTCCATGAGCGTGGTCGTGTCTGCGTCCAAAATCTGAAGTGTGGCGCTGCCTGTGAACTTGGTCCCAGTTGCCTGGTAGGTCATGAATCCATCAGCTCGACCACTGCATTCCTGGTTAATGTTGCTGACGTTGATGGTGCAGGTTCGGACCTTGGCGATGACATCGGAGACTAGGTTTGCGACAGTGAGTGTAAGTGTCGTTTGCCGTGTGCCTGTGACGTCGCGCATCAGTTCAGCCGATGCCTCGAAACTTCGTTTAACAGGTACTGCCAGCGAGTGCCGCGCAGCTCCGCCTTTGCCCTCCTCGACCTGCACAGGAGTCTTAAAGGTCGCGTTAGTGAACGTGTCCAGGACGCTCGACCCTGCGAGAGAAAATGCTGTCAAATCACCTGAATATCTCATAACTTGTTACCTGTGTTGAATTTCATTTTGACATGTGGATTTCATGGTTTCCGCACATCGCGAATGAACTGGTCACGATATGCTTTTCTATATGCCATCGATCGCTTGTTCAGCTCACCTCGCCGACCTGGCGCCCAGACACCTCTGCCGTGCATTTTCTTTGTCCCTGCTGGCAGGACCGCAAATAGTGCGCCCTTCGCACGTTTGCCGTAGCCGTAGGTTATCAGGTTGCGTCCGCCTTGTCGGTCCTTCCTGGCGAATGCTGACTGCTTCAGGTTGCCGCTGATAGTTCCAATCGGTAGGTATGGTGCGCGACCCTTGCTTTTGCCTTTCTTTGGTCCTCGCTTGTATTTGCCTGGTCCCCGTGGTCTTGATGTCGGTGTCGATTCAGCAGCCGTATTCCCTCGACCATACGGATGCCCTAGCCTAGCCAGCCATTTGACCCGTGCCTCGCCCTGTGGAGTCGCACCAGACACTAGCTCGACCGCGTCGGCTTGCAGCTGCTTCCTGATCTCCTCGATGGCTGCCTGCTTGCCTATTTCGTATCGATTGAATTTCTCGACCAGCGCATTGTAGTGCTGCAAGTGTGTGCGTCTTACTGCCATACAGTTGTATTGACCGTAAACGTCATAGTCACACCGCAGCTGTTGTCGGCATCATCCAGCGGAATCGGCGACCAGTTCGGGACCATTGGCTGATAACCTATCCCACCGAATGCGGCGGCTGCTGCTGGCACACTGCCCGACGATTCAGAAAATGGTGTCAGCAGGTCAATCAACGCTTCGGCTTTTTCCGCCATCAGTTTCTGTGCGTCTGTGCTGCCCACTGGCAGTGCAAATTCACCAGCCACTGTCCATGTCCACTGCTGCTCAATGCTGCGACCTGCGGCTGTTCTGTCGCACGATTCCAGCGTGATGACGGCACGCGGCAACTGTGGCAGGTTTTTGGCTGCACGTCCCGCCGATGTGGTCTCGACGTCCCAGGCCGTTTTGATGTGCGCTGCTATCTGATTGAAAATGTCTGTGTAGTGCATGTCAGTGTTTGTTTAGGACTGCGTAGACCGCGATGTGGTCGCTGCCGATGCCGTGTTCGTTTATCTGGACCTTCTCGATGGCATACAGGTCGCCAATCCACTCTATGGTCCCGCCGACCTCAAATGTCGACCTGTTCAAATCATTCACGTCGACGAAAAACGAAAACCCGTTTGTCACGTCCCGACCGAAAATGTCATAGGCAGCGCCTGGCGACATCTGCTGCGCGTTCCCTCTGATGTAGATACCTGGAGTGTCGGGCGCGAATCCCTCGACGACGTTGTTCGCACCGATGCGTGCCGATGTGCTGAAAACTCTGAATGAATGCGGCTTGTATGGCACGCTCACGACAGCCAATAACCTCGCGCAATTTCAGCTGCTCGTTTGCGCAGCTCCTTGACTGGATTATCTGGTGTGGAAATCTCGACCAGACCTGTCTTCACACGACTCACGATGCCGTCACGACCTCGACCCTCCTCGATAGCTCTGGCGGATGCTAGGCAATACAGTGCATCGTTCACCTGGTCGTCGATGCCGTTCGCGTCTGTGTACCCATAGGCTGCCGTGATTTCCAGCCTGAAATATGGTTTGGTCCTGAAAATCAGCTGCGTATATGGCGCAGTGTAATCTGGCAGCAGCCAGTCGTCATACTGTGCCAATGTGGCTCCAGCGACACCTGTGCTGACACCAGATTTGACCAGTGTCGGCGCTGCTGAAATAGGCACGGCCAGATCTAAAATCCAGCCGCGTCTATCCGCTTGTATGTCTCGCGGATCATAAACCTTGGTCGATGAAACCGCGAGAAATGGTCGACATCCGACCAGCCCTTCCCACTCACCGATGGCGGAATTTAGCAGCCGAGTTTCGTCAGCTGCTGATAGTTCCTCTGTGACAAATCCCTTATTATAGAGATACGTTCCCAGCTCGGTCGATGTGATGTAGGCCATAGTCAGATGTTAGATGCTAGTTCGCGACACGACCACTGGTTGTGCTGCGTTTTGGTTTGCAGTTGTGATTTGAGTCACAGGCACAGCTCGTGGCGCACAGTAGGCTTTGATGCCGCTGATAACCGTGTTCGCTGTGTTTCGGTCGATGGCGACTCGGACGTATCGGTTCACTACCTCTGACACACAAATGGTGACAGTCTTGTTAGTGTCGGCATCGGTCCAAGCGTAGGTAGCACCAGTGATGGCTGTCCATCCAGTGCTGCCGTCGTCGCTGCGCTGCAGCTGGAATGTGCCTGTTCCAGTCGACGTCACTGCGCCCATGTCGATGACGATGTTGACATCGAAATCGCCCAGCAAATCAAGCACGGATGAGTTTACATCGGTAGTGCCAGCAGCCAGGTTTTTGGTCGTCGCAGCAGTCGCATCGGGAAACATAGTGACGATTTGGTACTCATTAAATGTTGCCATTAGCTTTTCACCTTCAATCGGCTGAATGCCTCTTCTAGGACTGGCGCACCGTCGCTGAATTTGTGCATGACGTAGCCATACTCACCAGCGGATGCGTAAGGATCTTCCACCAGGACTTGGATAGCCAGGTTAAGAAAATCATAGATGTGATAGTATTGGAAATCTCCAAATACTACTGGGTAGTTGCCAGCAGTCAATGCTGTCGGTGCGGACTCGGACTCGTACAATGGACGACCCTTGAGAGTCATTGGTGTACCGACCGCAAGCACGTTTCCAATTCCAGCGGACTCACTGAAAATGTACTGATTCGCGCTGTCCTTCAATTTCATGACCGCAGTCACAAATTGTCGGCTGCCGACCCAGCTTGCTCGGTTTCGAATGGTCATCTTACAATTCATCATGACGGACATGATGTCGTCTGCGGCGATGGTTCCTGAACCAGCAGTTTCAACGTCTCGCGCAGTGCTGATGCCGTCTGCCGATGCAGTGAAAATTCCTAGCCATTGACCAGTGCCATTTCCTTGCATTGCAGCTGCTTCTTCCTTCAGTCGCACGCTGTAGTCGAGTTCCTCAGCCAGCCACTGCTCGACATCGATGACCGACTGCTCGATGAGCAGTCTGGAGTTTGATGTTTTCACAGTCACTCGGTGTGGTTTGAAATCTCGCTGGCCAGTTGTGACACTGGTTGCGATGGCTGTTTCGGTTTCACCTTGCCAGTATGATGTGGCTCGGTTGGTTTGCCGTGGGACAGAAACGTTGCCTCTGATGGTTTGCACGCGGCTGATTTGTCGCATGAAAATCGGATCGTTGACTGGCTTGATGATTTCGTTCAAAATCACCGTCGGGACCAAAAATCCACCAGCAGTGTTTGGATTCACTTGCTGATTTGCGCGGATGTTCGATACCTGGCTGCTGTCGCCTCGCAGGTACTGTCGCCAGCTGCGTACAGCTGCGTCCTCGACTTGTTGGCTGTTGTTAGCACCCATGACCGCTGGACCATTTGCTGGCTGCATCATGAATGATCGTGCCGACTCAAGTTCTGCTCGGACCTCAAGTTCCTTTTTCGCGTCTAGCATGTCTGCGACCGCTTTGTCGAATCTCGCCTCTACATCAGCTGGCATGGTTGCCTTGCCTTCGTAGGTTGCGCGAGTTTCATCGACGAACGATACAGCAGCAGCTAGTTGTTGATTTAGCTCGTTTACTGATTTCATTTGATGTTCCTCAATCTGGCAAATTTTTCCGCCTGTCGCTCCATGGCTGTCGGCGCGCTGGCAGCTTCAATCAGCTGGTCCAGTGCCTCCCGCAGCGCATAGAGTTTCTCGATGGAAACTTTGCCCAATGTTTTGTTGTCGCTCGACCGCAGCTCGAAAACCTCGGTCGCTCGCTTAGTTGCTGCATCGACTGCATCACGAGCAAAATCGATTTCATCAGCCATGGACCTGCCAGCATGAGCAGCTCCAAAATCTTGTCGGACAGCAGATGCCTCCGAATCAGGTACGGCAGGAAAATTGACCTGCGACACCTCGAAAATTTTCGCCAGTCGCACCAGCAGATAACATTCACGCTGGCATTTGCGGATGTTCTCCACATCGAACTGGTTTAGGTCCATGCCCATGCTCGCCGCCATTTCCAGCAGTGCGTCCCCGTTCTGACATTCGACATAGTCGCCGATCGTGAACCCGATGGACAGACCGACCTTTTTCCCAGCAGCTAGACGTTCCATGGCGACCGTGCGTGCGTCCTGGGCATCACCTGTTGTGTGATAGTCGACCTCGACCTCGACACCTGTGCCTGTGTCGACAGCCGACCTGATGTAGCCAATCGCCAAATCATCCGCGTCGTGTGCAGCCAAAAATGAACCGTTCGCGACGAAATCAGGCAGCGCAGCTGTGGCGGACCCTGGCGCGAAAACTGTATTGTACGAATCCAATTTGCCGTATGCCAATGCCGTACCTTTGAGGCCGCCTTTTGATTCGACGGCATCATCCATGCGCAGGTCGAATTGTCGATGCTGAATTTTTGCGATGTTCATTTGTCTACCTTCGTTTTCAATAATGTAATTATAGGCAGATGTAAACCATGGAATCGCAGACCTTCCTCCCCATAGCAGCGCAGCCACATACGCTGGACTGTCCTCTGGCTCGTCGAGAAACCGTTTATTTCGCGCCCACCACCGATAACCTTTGCGGATTTTGTTTTCTGTCTGGATTTCACCAGCTGCCATCGACCTGGCTTCCTTGATGGTCGCTGGTTCCAGACCGTCACCGCCCAGACCCTCCTCAAATAGCTGCAGACCTCGTTTGCATGCGTTTTGTACGGCTTTTGGCGGATAGAAAATTTCTGGCATGTTTAGACCTCAAGTGTGACTGGCTTAATCGTCTCGACCCTTTCTCCATTATGAATGAATGAGAGATGACACTTACAGTTGCCCAGACATGGAGTGTCACAGCTGCCTGGAGTAGTGAACAAATCATCGCGGAAAAATGGCGACATGCCTGCCAGCTGCGGACACTCGACGCAGTGTTTCTCCACTGCTCCCAGATGCCATGTGATTTCCACATCCAGACCCAAATTGTCCACAGCACCAGCTGCCGCCAGACCTCGACTCTTACTCATGTACAGTCGCTGCCGCTGCAGAATCTTGTCATTATCCAGCAGACCGTCCTCGTCGTCATAGCGACCGTCGAGAATGTCATCCAGGAAATTCTGCAGATACTCACCATCTACGTCTGCGATTGCTCTGGCAGCCAATATGTCCTGCTCTGCGAATTCCGTGAACAATGCGTCTGACACTTGGTCCCTGCCAATCCAGTGCGCGTTTGCGTTTGCCTGCAGGATTGTTTCATAAAACCTATCCGCCCAGGTCAGCTCATCGATGTCACCACCGACCAGCTGCGCCGTGCCGCGTTTCGCCTGGCGCCAGTTAAAATTCAGCATGTCCTCAAACCATGCCTGATGGCTGCGATTTGCTGCCTGCTGGAATGCCGACGGGACTGCCCTGATCTCTACCTGTTTCGGTGTAAAAGTCAGCACGCGAGTCGCCAGCTGGTCGTAGTGTGACCCTAGATGGCTGACAGTGTGCCGACAATTTCTACACATCGTCCCGCAGCTGGATCTCCTCTAGCGCTCGCTGCTGCTGCAGACTGTACCTGGCAGCCCTTGTGACCATGCCTGGCGCTGCTAGTGCGTTCATGTCGAACCATGTCCTGCCATCGTCGAGATTGTCGATGAATCCTAGTGCCTTCCTAAACTCGCCGCGAGTCGATGCGCCTGACCTGAATGCCTTTTCAGCTCGATCGTATTTCGCTGTGATGTCCTCGTCCAGCTCTCTATAGCAGCTGTTGTTGAATGCCAGGTACTGCTCGGTGGTCAGCTGCAGACCCTCTTCGAAAAATGCCTTGTCCATGGTCATAGCTATGACCGATAGTAGCGGCAGGATGGTGTCCTCGATAAATGCCTCACGCGCCTCCGCCATGTTGTTGTACGTCTTGCTATCAGACGGCAGACCAAGAATCATCGGATCCACACCCAGCGCAGCCAGAATTTCCGTCATACCGTGAACCTTTTGCTCAATCGCCTTGATGTCTGTCGGCGACATGGCGACCCGTGTAATTTCAAATGCGCCTGGCAGGTCCATCGCCTGTCCTCGTCTGTCACGCGTGAATGACTGCCATCGGTCCCGCATGCTCTTTCGCTGCTCGGTGCTTGGCTCCAGTGCGTTGGAATCTTTGGGACTGAAAATCACACCAGGAATGCCCATGTTTGACATCAGCGTGGCGGCATAGTTCGCTGCCTCGTTATCTGTCACGACCTGGCGCAGACATGCCATGAGCGCAGACATGCCCAGCGCAGGATTGTTGGCATCGACCATGCCGTCGCGGAAATGGATAATTTCTGATGGCGCGACGTAGAATGTCTGACCTCCACCATAAGGAAAAATCTGATACCTGGTAATCAGTTCGTTTCCGTTGTTCGGCGACCCGTCGACATGCACATCGGATTTTGGATAGACCTGAAATGGCATCAATGGCGCTAGACCAATCATCAGCCCTGTCTTGTTTCTGCGCTTTAGCAGGTATGCGTTTCCGTAAACCTTCAGGCTGCAGCTGATTGCCTTTAACAGTGTCTGTTGGTCCAGCCCTGGCATCGGGTTTGTCCATGCGAAAATCCTGGCATCAGGCTTGTAAGTCACCGCGCCGTCTGGCTGAATTGTTTTTAATTCTAGTTTTGCCTGTGCGACCTTGGCTGCAATCTTAGCGATGGCGATGGCGACTGTGCTGTTGCTCTCCAGCTGTCCTGCCTCGCTCCGCCAGTCTCGATCGGATGCACCGTACCGCAGATAACCGCCCAGCATCGCTGTCCCGCCGACATACGAATTGCCGACCGTCTCCAGATTTCTGTTCTGTGGTCGCGGCCGTGCTGCTCGAATCTCTAAACCAAATAGTTTCATTTGTTACCAATCCCAGACGTTTTTCGTTTTGAACAGCTCATTATATGCACCTGACCCAGCATCGACCTGGTCGTCGTTTTTGCCTGTGGGAAACTGCCTGAGTTCCTCGATGAACGTCGTGTTCCATGGTCCGCGCACCAGTGCCACATTCCCTGCGTTCACCTGTGCTGCCAGACCATCAGCTCTGAGTTCCTTTGACCCCGTTTCCCGAACGGCTTTTATATTGTATCCGTTGAATAACCTGATGAAATTCAGTGCGGCATCCTTACCTGCCGACCCAGGATCCTCAGGCACGACTATCCTGACCTGCTCACCGTCTGCTCTGGCTGTCGACAGCATGCGTGCGTTTCTCTCGTCTGTACTTAGCTGAAATCGCTGCACATCCAGAATGTAGATGCGACCCTGGGCATCCTTTCCTAGCAGCACACCAGCTGTCCAGTCGCCCTTGCCACTGCTCGCTGCGACGTCCCATTTGCGCACCAGCTCGACCATCGGTGGCACGTCTGCTGCATCGATGTACACAAATCGGTCCACCTTGAAAATCGCACCTTCCCTGACACTTGGATGTCCCTGGAATAGTGCCTGGAAATTGTACTCACCCATTTGCTGCCTGACGTTCTCCAGGAATTCCAGCGGCTTCACCTCTGGCCACAATGCCTCGCCAGGGTGCCTGCCTAGTGCATCATTTTCCTCTGCAATCGCTGGCAGGTTTATAAACGTCCAGTTCTGGTCCGACTGCTGCTGCAGCCGACCTATCAGGTCGTCGTGATGCCAGCGTGTAGCGATGACAAATGCTTTTGTCCTTGGATAGAATCGCTGGACCACACTGCCTGTCCACCAATCCCAAATGTTACTGCGCTCAATCTGCGACTCCGCCTGCGCTCTATCTTTGATCGGATCATCGCATATCAGCAGCGAAATCGGGTTTATGCCTGTCGGTGCGCTGCCGACTCCTCTGGCGACCAGACGTGCGCCATTTGTCAGCCGCCATTCGCTCATGGCATTCGACGATGCGTCCAGCACACCCAGCTCATCAGCCAGTTCACGCGCTGGTCTGGACAGGTTTCTGTCCGCGAAATCCTGACTGTAGCCTGTGAAAACGATTGCGTCCTTAGGATGCCTCTGACCCCAGTAGACTGGCAGCCTGGTCGTGATGGTCTGCGATTTGCCATGTCCTGGCGGCATCGATATGGCGACGTTCTGCAGCTCGCCCTTGATCACCTTGTCGACTACGTCGCATAGGTATTTGATGTGACGTGGAAATCCGTAGTCTGTCGGTTTCCGCAGCTGATACCACTGGGAAAACGTCAGATTATGCTGCTCAATCGCCAGCCGCAGTGCCAGCTCACGACGACTTAATTTGTTTAATTCGTTCAAGTTCCGCCAGCATCTCCTCGACGCTCATTCCGTTTATGTCCTTGCCGTTCGTCGTGATGTCGACCTTGTCTTGCTTGCTGAAATCTGCTGGCCGTCTGCGCTCCAGATACCATGCGGCAGCTTGCCATGTCTGACCACTGGCTGCATGAATCACATTGACATAATGCTCGACTGCCTGCTCCTCCGCCCTTTTTATAGCATCCGAAAAATCCGAAAAATCATTCATCCATTCATGGAATGTGGACATCGACACACCAGCGTTTGTGGCTGCCGTGGTCCTCGTATTGCCTAGCGACAATGAATAGCAAATGCGATCGACGATTTCCTGCGTATACTTTGATGGTCGACCTCGTCCGCGCTCTGGCTGCGCCTTTGGTTTTGGCTGCGGCTTTGGTTTAGCTGCTCGTTTGGCTGCCGCTGGTTTCGGCTTTGATTCCTTTTTCGTTGGCATGTATACACTGTACCATCGGCATTCAGGACCAGCGTCGATGCGTCAGTTCATGGTGTAGCTGGGAATTTTCTCGCACCCAGCGACCCTGAATCTGCTTGTATCCCTTCGCCTGCATCGCCTCGCGCTGTTTCCGCAATTTGATTTTCCTGCTCTCGCGCCTGGTCATGACTTTGGTTTCTCGACGATTTCGGCAGTCACACCGAAACGACCCAGCAGACACTTTCCGATGATAATTTCGCCAGGTTTCACATCGCTCAGGTCGCCTTCAAATGTCAGCACCTGGCGCAATTTAACACCCAGCAGCCGTACCAGCTTCTCGACTGGATTCAGCATCGGATGCCATACCTTCAGGTAGTGCGTGGTCATGGATTGACTGCCGCCCCAAATCCTAGCGCAGCTGCAGCACCAGACACTGCACCAGCTAACCACCGTTTGGCTGCGAGTTTGAAATCGAACTGCGCATCAATGCTGGTTTTCCACTTGTCCAGGTCGACCATGATGGCGGACAGTAGCCCAGAAAATGCGCCGACGATGATGTTTTTCACGATGATGTTCATGACGTTTTCATTATGACCTCACAGAATGACCCTGCTCTGGCAGGTCAAACTGGTTTTCTTGTTCTCCGTTTTCTCGATTTGTCGCAGCTCGATCACTGCGCCGCCCATCGGCTGCGGCGACAGATTCCAGCCCGCAGCATAACTCGCCTTTGTTTTGTGGTGAATGCCGTATGTCGACAGATAGCTGCCTGTCATAACGCACGTCACAGGTCGCTCAGTAACGCGATGATGCTGCGAGTCGTAATGCATTTTCATGTCCATGATTGCGTAGCGATTGTGCTTATGACCTAGCCACAGTGCATCGATGTTCGTATGCCATGCCATCATTCGCTGAAAATCTGTGACACCTTTGGTCACTGGCGCAGCACCTCCAGCACCGTGGTGTCTATACAATGTCCAGCTGGTCCTTTTGCCCTTCCGAAACATTTGGATGTTCCAAAATCCACACCAGCCGCCAGCGATGATGTTCACGTTCGGCAGCTGGTTCAACCTGTCAATCAGAATGCTGGTCAGGCAAATGTGATGCCGCTTCTCGACATGTGCCTCATGGTTTCCAATGCCTATGCCCTCGATGTTGGCTGCGTATGGCTTCAGGAATTCGTATGCCATCTCCAGCGCGGCATCCAATGGTGTCGACCCCAGCTGCAGCAGCTCAGGATCCAGCGCCTTCAAATCAAATCGCTTAATGTCCGATGGCAGGATTGCGTCCCAGACGTCGCCATTTAGGAAAATCTTAGCATCCAGATTGCACATCATTTCAAAATCGTGCCTGAGCGCTGGCTTGTATAAACTGCTCGACCCGAAATGCAGGTCAGAAATCAATCCCAGTCGAACAATGTCATGGACCGACGATGTGTGAACCTGCGTGATGTGATTTCGCATAGGTTCATTTTGAATGTGGAAAACTATGTGGGAAACTTAGCGATTATGGTTTCGGTCGTTCATGAGTGTCTCGACATGTGCGGACAGCTTCGCCAGATGAGTTTCGGTGCGATGGACCAGTTGTTTCATGTCGACGTGGTCCGTTTCAATCTGCGTGATTTTCTGCTGCAGTTTTCCGATGTGCAAAATTCCCGCAACCATCGGCAGCAACCATGCCCAGAATGATGACAGTGCGCTGCTGAGTGCCGAAATCGTTTCGACACCTTGCTGCTGCTGGTCTGCTGGCATCAGCGCATCCTCCGACAGAATTCAGCCCAGAATTTCAGCCTGACGTTCCGATCGCGAATCACGGACCTGTCGTGTGGATTATCCAGAAATCCGATTTCAGCGAGACATGCTGGTGGTCCAAAATCCAGCACGGCCAGACGACTGTGCTGGCTGTCCGACTCACGTTTTACTCCTCTAGATTTCAGACCTGTCGCCAGCACCAGTGCCTCCAGGACCTCGAGTGCGAAAATCTTGTCCTGGCTGTCCCGATAGTAGACCTCGACACCAGTCGCTTTTCCATCGGCTGCGTTGCAGTGCAGCGACAGGAAATGCGTGCAGCCATTTGCCGCGGCGACATCATCACGTCTGCCCACTGGCATCTCGTCGTTGTTGTCGTCCCTGGTCAGGAAATGCTTGATGCCGTACTGCGGCAGGACGTATTTCCCCGTCAGCGCCCATTCCAGCACGACGTCTGCTTCTCTGACACCAGCTGCCACTGCCCCTGGATCAAAAACATCGTCGCGTTTATTTGACATGCCGTGTCCAGGATCGATAGCCAGTTTCATTTGATGACCTCGGTAGTCGTTTACAGATGCTGGTCTGGTCTGTCGTCTGCTTTCGCAGCACCAGCTACATGAACTTAACTACACCGAAACTATTCTACATTATCAGATTCATCAGCATCGGCTCGACGCTCAATTTCGTCCTCGATGTTTTCGAGTCGTGCCAGCGTTTCTGGTCGCAGATACCGCTCATCATTTCTCCACCACTTGTCGTGCTGCTCGACGTTATTGGACCATATCTGCTTGCCGTTGTCTGGTTTATATGCCATCGATTTCCTCTGCATGGTCCTTTGCTGCTGTACGTTTTAGCTCCGACCAGCTGACCTGTGCGATCGGTTTGGTCCCATCGAAATAGCCATCGGTCCTGAATCCCATGCCGAATGCACACATGCGCTCGACAGCAGCATGTCGCATCAGCACCGACTCGCCAGCTGACTGGTTATAGAAAAACCATAGGACAGTGTGCAGCCGTTGCCATCGACCAGCAGCTCGCAGTTTCCGATGCTTGAATTTCACCGTCCTGTCGGCGCCGCAGCCCTGCACCTCAATCAGGTAGACGTGTGGACCCAGCTGTGCCAGATAATCTGGCATGTGGCTGATAGTGTCCGCCAGCAGCCTGGCATCGACGTTCGGTCTACAGATTCCAAACCTGTCATACCGAATGTCCTTACTGCCAGCCCATTTCTCAAATTCACGCTCTGCGATGTCACCCAGTGTGCGCTCGCGCTGTTCCCAGTTTTGGTCCTTAAAACTCATGTGGATGCCCTGGCGCGTAGATGACCTCGCCGTCTCTCTCAATGGTCCAGCCTGGCGGAATCGTGCCAGCGTACGGAATCAGCACCCAGCTGTCGAATGCGATCCGAATTTGCCCATCGATGATGTCGACCGACTTGACCGTGAATCTGGTTTCCTTCGATGTGCTGATGACATCACCTGTCCTGATTTCGGCTGCCCTCATTCCCTGATACCTGTAAACCTTGATTTGCTGAACATCTTCGGTTTTATAGGTATGTATATTGGACATGTCGACGGCATCAGTGTGTTCATGCATTCAAAAACCTCCCCGTTTTGTTATCCCATTCGTCCCAATGAGCGTTGACCACTTTGCCACCATCCGAGCATTTGTAGTCTCCAGTTATGTAATTTAAGTCTGCGATGTTAGGGGCTTTTCTGCGACACTCGTTTGAGCAAACTTTGAATTGCCTTGCTCCAACGTCTTGATGCCCTATCGACCCCCAAAGATGAGAGTCACCGTCCCATTGAAACGACTTTTTGCATACATCACACTTATAAATCTTGATGATTTTTGGTATGAACTTGATGATTTCGCTCATAGCCTATTGAACCACCATGTAAATTCCAAATGAAAACCGCATTTTTCTATCAAGAGTTTTCTCGTTTGGTCAATGCTTGTCAAATGTGTAGTGACAAAAACTGCCTGATCGTAATCAAATTTCCATTTACACTCAGGTAAATCCTTCGGTGCTAGGACATAAAACGGCGGAACAAAATGTCCGACTCCATCATCAGATTCCAACTCTTGCCGTTCAACAAGTTTAATTTCGCAGTCAGCAAAAATGATTTTTAGTTTCATCAGCATGAGTAAAAATTGCGACTCATCTACGCTCATTCCATACCTCCCAGTGTTCGCTCAATCAGCATTTTTGCATGTGCCAGCTCGTCCGCCGTCAGCTGCCTGTCCTCGCTGTCTGGTGTCGGCAGACCTAGCTGCTCACGCGCTCGCTGAATCAGCTGCTCCTTTTCCCGCTCTGGAATGTTTCGCCTGACCTCGACCGTGTGCATGATTTGATAGCCGCGCTCGTTTGTGCTGTAGCCTATGGCCAGTGTCTGGTACATGGCATGGTGTGTCTGCAGACATGCCTCCCGAAACTCTGGCGCTGATGGGAAATCCAGCGATGCCTGCTGCTGCTCGCAGCCCTTCCAGACCCAGACCTCGCGCCGCATGTAGCGCATGGTCGTCGCCTGCACGACATCGCGTGTGATTTTTGGATCGTCCAGCAGCATCGCGTACAGTCGCGCCTTCGTCTGCAGCAGCTCGGCTGACCAGTCGCCGTATGTCCGATAGCCGCCATCGATGAGAATGGCGAATGACTTCAGTAGTGTTTTTGTAAGTGTTGGTTCATTCATGTTCGTAATCTCCCAGGCCGCCTAGACGTGCCAGTGTGGATTGCTTTCCGTTATCAAATTGTACTGACCTGGCGCGCCCAGGTCGTTCGATGTCGACTTTTTCTGGAAACACTCCCTGCCATCCGTTCGACAGTGATTCGTCGAGTGCAGCTGTCGCGACCTCGACAGAATGCTGCTCTAGTTTCCGCAGCAGTGCCTTGCCACCGACAGCCGAAATCGGTTTCCGCATCTGCTTCCTGTGCTGCACAAATGCCGACCATGAGTGCATGAATTTCTCTGTCTGCAGACCATCAGGAATCGACCAAACATGCGTCGTCTCTACACTAGATTTATCTAGTGTTAACATTGTTTCTGTTTCTGTTGTTGTTTCTGTTTCTGTTTCTGTTGGGCTGACACTAGCTGTAGGCTCGCTGTTAGCTACCCTGGATCTAGCCTTAGGCTTGCTGTTAGCTACCCTTGACCTAGCCTTAGGCTTGTTTTTCGCGACCTGTCTTTGACGCTCGATGTAGGTTAAAGATGCCTGCCGCTGCTCGTCTATTTTCGGATTGATTCCATCAGGAAAACACAGGTCATAGAATGGCTGAAACGCGGATTTTTCCTCTGGTGTCAGTCGCAAAATCGCAGCTGCATCATCATAAGAAATCAGAAATCCGTCTTCCCATTGCAGGTCGAGCAGTGCGCGATATACACCCTGTGCAGTGAATGACATGCGCCTCACTGTGCTGCTCGCCAGGAAATCCCTGGGATACCATTTGTACCAGCCTAGCGGCGTTGCCGATGTTGAATGCCTGGACTCACCAGGCTCGTCTATTATTTTCATTTTTGCCTCTTCCCTCTATTTCATTCAACAGGCTTTCTGGCGAGGTATCTATGGAGTAGAGGAACCATACTCACCTGTTGAATGTCTCCACTGTTATTCTATCACAATCGGTGTCAATGTGATAGTGACCGACGACTCCTTGTCCTCGACGCGACGATGCTCATAGGCAGCCGCGACGACTACACTGAATGTGTCGCCCTTGATGATGCCTGCCTCGACTAGCGCGTCCTCGATCGCCTTGATCCGATTCGACAGGTCACCTCGAAACGTGCTGCCTAAATTAAACATGTAGTCGATGCGGACAGGACCATCAATCCGTTTCAGCGTGAGTGCCATGTACTGGACCACACCCTGCCGCCAGACCTTGTAATGACCTGTCATGCGCCGACCCTTGCCAGGCACGTTTGCGTACAGGTTGTTGACCGTCGGCGACATGGTGATGGTGGTCGTGTAGGTTTTTCTCATGATGGTCCCTGTCCTGATTTCTATGCGCCGTCGTCCTCGATTTTTCTCGCCAGGTCAATCAACTGCTGCTCACCGATGATGTCGATTTCGTCGCCGCACGTCAGCTGCCAGATGCCTGGTCGCACGACATCTAGTGTCATGTGGTCACAGCTCGCGATGATGTCAGCAGCTCGTCCGACTGTCATTTCGGAAACTCCTCCTCGTCTATATCATCAATCTCCAAGTCGCTGACGACTATGGCCGCATACGCGACCATAATCCCCAAAATGACGATGACTGCCAGACCGACTTGCCACATGCTTGTATTATTCATCATGGCATCACTCATCAGCAAATGGATCATATTCGCCGTGCGCAGCTGGCTCAGGCTGTCGATTCGTTGATGTGTTCGCGCCTGATTCGTCCCTTGGTCTGTCCAGTGCGTTGACGTTATCTGCGACTACCTCGATGCTCTCGCGCTTGTTGCCGTTCTGGTCCTGCCATGTGCGCTGCTCCAGCCGACCATCGACTGCGACCAGACGACCTCGACCGATGTACTCGCTGACGTACCGTGCCACCTGACCCCATGCTCTCACGCGAAAGAAATCCGCGTCTGGTCCTTCCTGTGGCTTAATCCGCTTGTTGACCGCGATGCTGAATTCGACGACGTCCTTTCCTGTGGATGTCGTGCGCAGCTCTGGATCGCGAGTGAGTCGTCCGATGAGAATTGTTCTATTTACCATTGTTCTGTAGTTTCCTGTATTGCTGGCCGATGCGCCTCATATGCTTGCATGCCAGCGCGTTTTTGTCTGTGATGATGTCGAGAAACTGCGGCTGTTTTCGTCTGAATCCAGCATCCTGGCAGTCGCAGGTAGTGTGTCCGTGTGCATTCACATGGACCTCGTAGAAATGATTCCAGCGACTTTCGCTGCCGACGATGAACAGACACTCACCGTCGACCACATCCACCAGATAGACTGGCATCCGCTGGAATCGTTTAGTCATTTGTCTGCCAATGACTCCTTAACGAATTGCTCAATGTCCTCAATCGTTCCATGAGACAAGTGCAAAAATGCATAGTGCAAAATTTCAAAAATGTCCAAACCTTTAGCGACAGCCAGCTCGCGCAGCTGCGTAAATTGACCGTTCGTGCCGCCCATTCCCTGCCAGTGATTTTTGACCGAATTTCTCATGACTGTCCTCGCATCCTCGACCGTGACTTTCGTCGGCGCTGGTGGCTTCGCTGCTGGATTCGCAGGACCATCAGCATCGGTGTCGGTGTCGTCGACGATAGGAATCATCAGATATTTCAGCAGCGCGTATTTGGTACAGCTGGTGATGGCCTTTTGGATGCCTTTGTCGTCGTTCCCTTTCGACTCGCCAAACCACACGAATTCGTCGCGCTGATCGGATTCCGTGTCGCGCACCGTGAATGCCATTTCGACCAGCACATGCTGTCCATCGTGCCGCACGTTCCTGACCGTCGGTGTAATCTGCACACCATGCTCGACGCATGCGTTTCGGACAGCTGGCAGGACGTCGTCCCAGGCTTGAAACTTAAACTTGAAATGCTGGTTTAATCCGTTTTTCTCGACTGCACCGATGGACCTGCTCACTGCCAAAACTTTCGCTGCGAGTGTCAGCGGCTTGGTCATTTGTCCACCACCACAATGTCACACTTTTCGACGTCGGATGTGACCTCGAAACCCTCTGGTTTCTGCTCGATCAACATGCTGCGCTGCTGCTCTGTCAGACGTGAAATCTGAAACTCCTCTGTGGTCTTAATGGCCTCGACCCAGCCGTGTTGATGTGCCAGTGCCAGTGCCATGTTTTTGTCGACTACTTTGAGGCCGCCGCGTACCGTTCGGAATTTGACCTTGCCGAATGGAGTTTCGAGAGTTTTGGATTTCTGACCTGTCAGACGACCGTGTGCGAATGCCTCGATGTGTGCGCCGTATAGATCGCGCAGGTAGTCGACGTGCGACTGCAGCCGCTTTTCCTGCCGCCGACAGTTGTCGAGAATAAATGCGTGGTGCTGCTGCATGGCTGCCAGCACATGCTCGGTCCTGCCGATGCGCTCTAGCGCCGCTTCCAGTGCTGTCTGTGATGTGATGCCGTCGTGCGTAATTGCCTCGCACAGGATTTCTCCTGTCGCTGTCTCGACGACGTTGTTGTCAATGATGGTGTATGTTCGTTCGCTCATGTTTATTTCTGTCCTTTCTGTCCTGGCAGCTTGCCAGTGCGCATGTATTGTTCTGCTCGGTATCGCAGACCCTGGGGACTTAGCCCCGCCTCTTTCGCGATGCGAGAAAATGGTCGCAGGTTTCGCTGAATAATCAGCCACTGCGCCGCCTCCTCGATCAGTTCGTTCATGGTTTTATGTGCCATCACCATAGTATACACATTTTCTCATAATGACAAAATAATAATTTGTCAATGCTCTGGGACTTTAGACCCAGATTGAATATGTATATATAAATTGTTTTCTCCGATTGACAAAATAATTTTCTCTTTATGTATAATAGAGTTTGTCGGCGATGGAGTCGACACGGAAACACATGAACAAAATCTACGCTTTGGAATCTCGACACTCTGCCAGCCAGGGAGTCACTCGATACCTGATGCATGGTAATAGACATCAGCTGACCAGCTCAATCATGCAGGCGCAAAAGTTTTTCAGCTTTGATGACGCATGCGCCATGGCACAGAAAATCGGCGGCATGAAAGTCGTTGAATTGAATTTCACTGGAGATCAAATCGTTGAACTGCGAGACAGCTGCTTGGCTCAATCAAGTAAAAAGTTTTGGCAGGAAATGCTTGACCTTGGGAACTATGAGTTCACATTCACGCTTGAGGAACTGGTCCGAATGGCTGCTGCTGGTTATTTCGGCAGCGACCATGATGCCGACCAAATGCAGGACGTCTGGCTCGATCACATGCGTGCTAGCGGATGGACCATCGGCACGACTGGAAACTATGCCGACTTTGACAGACATGCGCAGCTCGCGCTCGGCGCCGCGGCGATGGTGGTCAAATGACAGACCTGCTGATTGCTTCCATCAGACAGACCATGTCAGACCTGCTGAATGATGCTGACCTCAATGGCTGCGCCTGCTATGATGGCGACTTTCAAAATGCGCCAGAAACCTGCGATGCCTGCTGGTCAAAAACTGAACTCAAACAAATCACCAGCTGGTACACGGATGCCTCGCACGACCTGGACGCATGTGACCTCGACAGCTGCATGGCTGTCGTCGAATCGCATTTCATTCCTGAATGGTTCAGCACCCATTCCAGCGACCTGGTTGCACACCAGCTCCACTTTAGCGACATGGCTGCACACCAGCTCGACGAAACCCAGCGGACCGTGCTGTTCGTCTATGACATCTTGCCTATCCTCTCGGACTACATCAAATGAAACCACAACTATTCGCGCATATCGTGCGCACCGAAAACTCGACCACCGTTACTGCCTCGACATTCAGCACCAGCTCGACTGCCCAGGTCGTGCCGATCACTGGCAGCAACACGACCATCCTGGCTGCACACTACGTCGCGCTGTTTCTTCGGACGCACGACATTCCAGACCTCGCGCATTTCTATCTGTCGCGCTGCGTTGACTATGCGGCAGCATATGACTCAATCGTCCACTGCGTCGAGATTTACGAATCGCACGGCAAAAACAATCTGCGACCGATTTCGGATGTCGTGCAGTTTGTCTATAACTGGACCAATGACACACTGACCGAATTGCTGCCACACATCGCACCTGCCCTTGAAACCTCTGGAGTTAACTAAAATGAAATCAGACTACTCACACAAACTCAGCGACGTCGTTCTGTCACAAGACGAAATCGATCGCATCGAAAACCTCACCGAAACCCAGCGACAGCAAATGAACAATGACATGCTGCAGCTGCTCGCTCGCTCGAAATCCCTGTCAACTATTAAGTCGCACGACATGGACTGGCTCGGCGCCTGCTCGATGGTCCTGCTGGCTGTCCTGGTCTTTCTAGCCGCCTATCTGCTGCGCTGACATCGATACCTGACCGACATAAAATAGCCCCCTATAATGGGGGCTTTTGTGGTTTTTAGGATGCCCGTTACAAATCTTTCGCTGGCGGCAGTTTCGCTGGCACGAAATCGCAGTAGCTGTTGACCAGCTTTTGATTCGTCGCAGTCAGCTGCAGCATACATCGATGCGTCGGTGTGATGCCGATTTGCTTGCTGCCGTCCATGATGTTCTTGTAGGTTAGCGCAGACACTCCGATGTTGTTGTTGTCCTCTGCGAAATTCAACGCGACCAGGACCTCGTTTTTCTCCAGCTTTACGATTTTGGAAATCAGATCGCGCTCGATGTCCTCAATGCCATGCACGTCGATTTGCTCGCCGTCAGTCGATGTGCCGATTTCCTGACCGTCCTGCAAAATGATGTCCTTGGTCCTTTTGATAACCTGCTCGGTTAGCAGATTGAAAATGATTTCGAGTACTTTGTTTTTCAGTTCCATCATGCCACCTTATAGCTCAGATTTATGCTGATTGTGTAAACGTTGGATGCGATGGTGTTCAAAATCGTGTCTGTAAACTCACCGTCCGATGTAGTGTTCGCAATCAGCGAAACCCTGAATGCGTTGTTGTAGCCAGTTGTCAGTGTCCCTCTGGTGTTACCAGTGCCGCCTAGAAACCCGCTGCCACTAAATACCTCGCCAGCTGCTGGTGTGAACGGCAGCCCTGTCACCGTCACTTTCGCACCAGTTGTGGTCGATGTCGCGATGACTATGGTCGCATTCAAAAACACATAGTTTCCGATGCGCTGATAGCTGCCTGTCCTCGACGTGTACGTTACCGTCACACCTGACCCTGTGAATGCTGGTGTCCATGGACCTTCCTCAAAGTAGTTCAGTGTCGATGTTCCACCGCCGAATTTCACACCTGCTGAAAATGTCTGCAGCGACGGAAATGTATTCGCCTGGTTAATGCCAGCAGGCTGCCATGTGTACTCGACTTGTGTCAAATCAGGCTGAAACATCAGCTTAAGATTTCCTCACCCTTTAGTGTGATTGATGACCCGCTTTCCAGGACCGCGTAGATGTCAAGTGATGCAGCTGCGCCATCGACGACCAGTGCGCCTGCCTCTGCTCTCGCGCTGCAGCCCAGCAGCATGTTCGCCTTCGTCGGTGCAGTTGCGCCTGCTGTCTGACACTGGAATCGGACACCGACACCAGCTGTGACAGTTGTGGGAATGATAACTCGCCAGCCGATGCGTGTCGCAGTGTTGCTGTCAAATAGTTTCACTGGAGTCGTGGAATCCACTGTGACTGAGTTTCTGATTGCGACGTTGTTGTATGCCATGGCTTTTCTCTGTGTTAATTATGAATCGTTAAAACTCTGCCGTAAAATACGTCAGGCTGCCAATCAGGTCGAAATTGCTGCCGCTTCCGACGACACCGACCTGCACGAAACTGTTGTTGTGAATCAGCCGCAGTGATAACCCTGGCGACCATGCGACAATGCTTTGCACACTGTCTGTCACCGAATAGGCTGAACCGATTGCACATGGTACATTGTTTACAAAATCGGAAACCACTTGGAATGGCAGACCTCGGACCAGCAGGTTTCCACTCTCGCCATTGCTGATGTGACCCTGGCAGCTCATGACAAAATTGATGTGAACGACATTTTGAATTTTCTGATAGTAACCTTGCTTCGATTCAACCGTGAAATTTAGGTCGCCGCCAGACGATGACAAAATCGGTGTCCAGACACCCTCACTCACAGACACTGGTGTCACTGTCTGAATCAGCTGCGAGAAACCGCCATCAATCGTCTTGTTCACTGTCGCCATTTGGGTTTAGTTTACACCTGCTAGTTCATGACCATTTTGTTGACGTCACCGTTATGGTTCTTAGTTGTTCGGAATTTCCGAATACCTGCCACTAGCTGAATGTGATACCGTCGTCCGACGTGCGCTGCGTCAGGCTCCCGCTCTCGACATCAATCAGGACCAGCCGCCGATTGCCGCCGTTTGTCACGTCCTCATCGACTGCGATGCATTCGTCGTCGACACCTGATGCGACTGCTGTCACCGATGCCTGCAGCACAGTGTCTGCTCGATCAGTTATCTGTCCCTTGATGGCTGTGCCATCTATCCAATAGATGTAGCGATTCCCATCGCGACCAATGACGAAACATGGTTTGACTCCATTTGCGATTGTTCTCATAAGTGTGAATCCCTCTCCTAGCTGATTTGATTTGTATAACTTGATGGACTTGTTGATTTCCGCCACCAGATAGATTTTCTGGTCTGTCGACTGGCGATCGATGCGCATCACTGCGGATGTGGCTGCCAGTGCCAGTGTGTCCACCGTTGCAAATGCCAGCTGATTGTCGGCTTTCCTGACCAGCACATTTCCGCCTGAATCGACGAATGCTGCGCCATGCACATTCGATGCGAAATCGATGTCCAGCGACGTTTTGCATGCTGCCGACCTGAGCAGTGAAAACCATCCATGCCATGGCCGTACCTTCGCGTACAGCTCAGAATTCGACACGATGCGCCAGTCGACCTCCTGGTTATCTAGGACTGGATTGAATCGCCAAATGTACCAGCCAGCTGGCGGCACAGCGACCGCAGACCCTGAATCCGCAGCTGCTGGAGTCTGGAGTTTCGCAGCTGCAGCAGCATTTGAAATCAGATACCTGCCGTCCTGTACATGATCGTATACCACCTGGCAGTAGCTGCCTGATGCTGTCCAATCGACCAGGCTGCGCTTTCTGAATGGAAAACATGCCAGCGGCGGAATCTCTGAGAATGAATTGATGAGTGCCAGCCGCAGGTCCTCGTTCGTTCCCTTCGGCAGGACATAGCTGGTCGAGAATTTATCGACGACTGCGATGCTCTGACCCTCATACGAATCGTATAGACTCGACAGATCCGTCGTGATGGTCGATGCCAGACTCGCGCCGCCGTTTCCGTTCACAATCCTGTACTTGAATGCGAGTGCATCGATGACCGTGTTTGGTGTTCCCATGCCTGTGACTAGCGGAGGATCCTGAAAACCCAGAATCGGACTGTACCATGTCAGATTTCCATAGCGATGGTTTGGACCGTCCGCCCAAAGCATGCTGGCAGCTCGACTGTTCTCATGATAGACCAGCGGATGTGTCGCCTCTAGCGTGAATATCGGCCAGTTGATTGTGACTGAATTTGCTGGGTTTGTCGGTGTGATACGAAACCGCAGCTTGCCGAATTGCCTGCCTTTCCCTAGCTGAAATCCGACGACCTTCTCGGGATCCGCCATGTACGTCGCAGACACACCGTCTGTGCGCTCGTCTGTGCCTGTGTCAGATATGCCACTGATGATGGAGTAGCCGTTATCGATCGCCCAAGTGCCTGCATATTTCAGCTGGATGCCCGTCGGCAGGTCATAGGTCCCTGCAGCATTCGCGATGTAGTTGCTGGCATTGTCTGCGCCGATAAATGCCACATCGATGTTTTTGACGTTCGACACATTCCAGCCGACCTGGACCCTCGATGCTTTCGTCAGCAGCATAAACGGATCCGCTGTCCACTGTGCCAAATCGACCTCGACCCAAGTGTCTGACCCGCTGAATGCCGACACCGTAATGTTCGATGCGCTCAGGCTGATGCTGCAGTTGTTGGTCGCCCAGACACCTGGTCTGCTCGTCGAAAGTGTGATGCTGCTGGGTTGCGTCATGGTTAGCAGCTTGAATCTACTGATGCCTATCCACCGAAACCCGCCGAAAAACGCATCCAGAAATGGCTGATTTCCATTGTCAATTTCCAGCGGCGATGAAATCTGACTGTTCCTGGTCCTTGGATTTGATGGCAGCGCGGCATTGTATAGCCACTGCTCCTTAATCGGTCCCCAGTAATCCTCCCATGGCTGACTCGCGCCGTCGACATCCCAGTCGTCGCGATGGTATGCCAGACCCCAGTGTGGATTTACCCAGCTGCCTGTATAGCGCATCAGCATGTCGGCATGTCCCTGATAGCCAGCCAGCGTGTCTACGAATGATGGAAATGTGATGGCGATCGACTCAGCCTGATTGACACCTGTATCTGTCGGCGCGATGTTCGTACAGGTCCATGCCAGCACCTCACCCTCTGGACACGATGGAATCGGTACGGATGGCGGCGGACATAGGCAGACGCTGCTGCCCTCATAAAACCATGACTTATTGTAGGTTTTGCCCTTCGACCAGTTCGCCTGTGTATAGATAGTGTTCGGAAATGCCTGCTCGACGTTGCTCGTCGAATTTGTCACGACCTCCAGAAAATCGGTTCCCAGGTCGGTGTAGACAGTCGTCGCGCCGCCTGTATTGACCGACACTGCGCCATTTGTGCAGGTCCTGGTCGCAGACCCTCTGACCTCTGGGAAATCGAACCTCCGCCACAATGCCTTGTAATCGCTGTTAAGCCTGACGATGGCCCGCTCTAGGTTTGGAATCGCTCTTGCTGCGCCGCCATGACTTTCGCTCCAGCTTTCGACATAGTAGGCATCGATGTATCCGTCGTCGTACTCGTCCGTGCATGGATCAACGCAGTAGCCCTGCACGATTTCGTCATAGACGATGGTGCTGCCGTCCTCACCGACACACTCACCGACGACTCGCTGCATGAGTGCGCGGCGGCCGTCATAGGTTCGCTCTGTTTTCTGGTAGGACCTAGTCGAAATGATGATGCTGTTAGTGTCAGCGACCTGGACCTCGCTGCCGAAACTTAGATTATAGGGGCAGCTTCCTGATGTCGGAATGCTTGCCGTCCACACTGCACACGGCAGTGTGGTCCATGCGTTCGTTTCGTCTTGAAATCGCCAGCCAGCTGTGATGGTCTGATTTGCCTCCGCCTCTGTCACATACTCCATAGCTGCTGGATCGCATGGATCGTACACCGATGGTGTGTAAACCTTGGCTGCGCTGCAGCTGCCTGTGGCATACAATGGTGTTCCGATGTAGTCGATATAGTTCGGACCGACACCATTTGATGTGACATCGACACCTGTCAGTGTCGTCTGGAGTGTGCCGTTCACGAAAACCATCAGGCTGTTCCAGACTGTCCTGAATAGCGACCCTGTCAGCTTGCAGTAGATTTTGACACCAGTCGCTCTGACCGTGATGCTGACCGTAGACAGGTACGCTGCAGCACCGACAATATAGCCGCCAAATGGCGCACCAGGACCATCGTATTTCGCTTGCCATGCGACTGTCCCTGCACCATCATCGCTCGATGACACCTCCAGGTAGATGCCCGTATTGACGTTTATCGCATTCGGCACATACTGCGTCGACGCATTCGCAGTGTGGGATTTTGCCAGTGTTCCTGACCCTGAACCTGTGACTGTCGCTGTCGACTCCAGCTTCCACTCGATGGCTGCCGTCTCGAAAATCAGCCCGTTATTTGGCATCTTGACACCCGCATGGTTTACGCTCTGTGGTCTGCTCTGGCGCAA